GGAAACACTTACACGAACAGTTGACAATTTAAATAAATAAATAGATCCGGACTAAGCCGGAGACAATAGGCTCACCGGCGGACGCATAGCAACCCGCACGAACCACCCCCCATATAGAAGGGCGCAAAGCCACGGTCGGACCGTGACATGGGTGCGGAGGAGCCAGGCCGCGCATAGCGAGCTTGGACAGTCAGAGTGTGTATTTCCACCGATAGACGTTATCAATCGTTGGGCCACGGAGGTGACCTAGTCTCCGTAGGGAACGTCGGCGACGGTTGCGGCGAGCTTGGCATCACGCCGCTCGCGTTCATCGTCGTCAGCGTCCTGACGCAAAGATTCGTCGTACGCATCGTCGAATCGATCGTCAATGGCGGCCTGGAGAACCATATACCGATTATCGTACTCATCAATACGTCGGTCGAGTTCCTGGTCAGTTTGATCGGCCAGGTGCGCATCGAATGCGTCATACTCGTTCTCGGGGTCGTCACCGCCAGTACGGTAGTCCTCGTCGGTCGTGTCGTTATACACACCGTGCTTAGTCAGGATGGCCACGTCTCGGGCGAGCTTTATTCGCTCGTCGCGAGAACGCTTGGACATCCGAACATGAACACGGAAGTGTTGACGGGTGGCGCTCAACAACGCCCATCGCTCGGCCTTGGCCTTGCGACGGTCGTGGTCGGGCGGTACACGAGCCGGTAGGGCAGAACTCACGGGTCTCGCATCTGCAGCGATTCCCGCGAACTGGTTGGATTGGGCCGGAGCCGCCTGGACCATGCCAGCGATCGCTTCAGCAGACTCCTGACGTAGGTCATAGAGGGCTTCGGGGCGAAGTTTGACAGTAGGTGGTCGGGTGCGGACCGGAGGAAGCGCCGTGGGCGGGCGGGGTTGAAGCGGATGCTGCTCTTTCACCTCGCTAGCCGCCATCGACGCAGCAGGGCGATCTGCCCGTAGCTGCGCCAGCGGTGGCTCGGCGGGGGTAGGAACAGCGAGAGTACCAAAAGCCTCGTAGGTAGCGAGCTCACGTACAATCTGCGCCTCGCGCATCTCCTGGGCCGTACGAGGCCGGGGAGTAGCCCATGCCTCCTTAAGCTGCATGCTGGTAGCTGTCGGGACGTACAACGTCTGCAGCTCTTCAGCACTCTTGAACGACGCTGACCAGGGCATCTGGTAGGGGTCGTCCTCTTGACCGCGGAGAACATCAGAGACGTATGCCTCCTGGATCTGGTGAGCACCTGCTGCCACCATGGCGCCCGCTTGCATCGCAAGGGCGTCATAGAAGAGCGGATCACTCCACCCGCCGCTCGTTGCAATTCCGACACAACGGTCGTACATGAGGGTAGGGAGAGTGAGGTACTTGAGAGAATCCAGTTTGTTGGGATACGACTTAGGGTGAACCCAGCGGGCAAAGAGCCGAGGGAGGTCAGCAGGCACAGGGATCCATTGGTCCTCTGCACCCGCCAGCGTACAGCGCACGGGCGTCATACCCAGAAATTTGATTGGGGACTTGCCAGTGCGTTCATCTACGAGAAGAGGTTCTTCGTAGGTACCTTTCTTAAGGTAGAGACCAGAATGTTGGGTGACACGTTCGCCGATAGCGGCGAGGGTGTTCTTCAACTGGTCAAGCGTTTCGACGGCCGCCAAAGCAGGCTGGACGTCTCGAACCCACGCGACAGCAGCAGCTACCATGTCGACGTAGGTGGTGGCAGGAGCACCACTGCTCAAACCCTTGTTCTTCTTAACGACGACACTATAGTCGACCAGCATGAGATGCTGCACGCAATGCGTGTAGGCCAGAGCGGCCAGATTGACATACGCGGGAGACATGCTAGCATTCTGCGAGCAATGATTCTTCCACGCAACGGTCGTGTGAGAGACGTTCAAGGACATGTCCATCTTAGAGCAGTCTGGGTTGACCACATAGACGGAACCATCCTTTAGACGGACAGACCAGACTTGATCGTCACCATAGACAACGCACTTGGGGACACCAAACTTGGGGTCATGCATATGCTTGACGAGGCGGGTGGCACCGCCATCAGACCACGAAAACTTGTAGGCCGAGATAGAGTCAGGATTCTGCTCGAACGTCTGTAGGGTGTGTTGAGCATTCTGCGCTATTACCATAAAGCACAGCTTCAATCCGCCGGGGGGGGCGTAGATCGGACGAGTCTTCTTCTTGACATCGGATTTGAGGTAACAGTCCATCTTGTTGAACAGGGTGTAGAGGGCATGGTGGGGGTTCTTGGCCTCCCAGCGGATTGCTCCTTTGATGCCTTCCATATACACAACCTGCTGATACTCGAGAGCCACATCAACCATTGCGGACAGGTTTTCCTGGTTGGAGCCAATAAATGGCTGACCAGCGTACGAGTCCTGGATAATGTCGAGTTCATTGACAAGGTTAACAAACGGCGTCTCCCCATCGAGTTTGGTCTCGTGAGTAAAGTCATGCGGCAGCACGAATCTGAGCTTGAGCATCTCAGCTTCACTTGGCTGGACCTTGACTTGCGGCCTGTTAAGCCCCTCCTCGAGAGTGGCATACAGACCTTGGGGAGTTCCTCCACTTGCTTGGTAGAGGGACGCGGTCAGTAAGTACTGATACACGTCAGGGCGATGGTGGCCACGACGGCCCTGCGCATCTGCCTTGACGGCAATCGGGTTGTTCTGCATCGCATACCACGCACCACGATTGGCTTTGACAGTTTGGAATGTCATACGCTTCGAAATAAGGACGGCACCCTTCTGAGCGCCCTTTCCGTGTGCGGAGTACATATCCTTAGGTAAACGGACAGACTCAACAACGGTCAAGCCTTGTATGCGGGCAACAGCCGCACGCGTCTCCTTCTCGGTGAAAGGGACAATAGGCTTGTTTTCGATGCGTAGCTGCATCAGCGACGTGTTCTCGTCGCCGGCGCGAGGAGCGTTCTTGGCCTGCTGCTGACGCAGCTGGCCAATTTTTGTAACGACCTTCGCATGTTCGTATTCGCTGGCAGCCATCTGGTCGGCGGGCATCGACCCCAGCTGGCGGGACTGCTGCTGGAGTTGGTGTACGACGGCCTGGACGGCGGCTTGGGCTGGCTCTTTGACTTCGGCAGCGCTAGACCGAGGGGTCTGCGCAAGCTGTTTGACGGTGGCCATTGCTCATTGCGTATACTTTTTCAGGGACAGTAGACTCTCACCTGATGAGTTCCTTTAAATATAAACCGGGGGATACCGGGGGGGATGACAGTAGCATTGTCATCGTTGTCAGCTCCACAATACTCGCTATGTACAGCTTAGCGGGCTAACTTCCGTGCCCCAAAACGGCATGGGGAAAGGGTGGGGGGGGGGG